TCCGACCACATTTATTAGTGCAATTAGGTGATGCACAAAATGTTTTGTCTAAATATGTCATATTCTTCACCTTTAATCATCTGCAACATGTATCAAACCGCCCTCGTCTTCCCATTTGTATAGAAGATCCCACTTAGTCTCAGTGTCTTTTGTTAAATTATCGCGTCCCTGCATGAAATCTGTTTTTTCTTCTTTTTCTTTATGATTGATATAAGATCCATCTTCTATCGTCCCCGCCATATCTGCAACCCAACTGTGAAAGTCTTTCATTTGCTATCTCTATTCATTTTCATCCATTCTTGTTTATCCCGTTTGAAATTTTTAGCCCTATCCTCATCTGCTTTGCGATCAAAATAAGAGATCCCATACACCCCACAGATACAAGTTACTAATATAAACACCGCTTCCATTTCTATCCCCGTTTTCTTTTCTGTTATTAATAGTATAGTACACTAGAGTAAAATAACAAGGTAAATATGAAAATAAAACGCTTTAAAATAAAAATATAATTACAGAAATTGCAGATAAATAAATCAAGCAGTTATAATCTTTATGTAATCGCGAGTGATGCCGCCCATCCCCCACTCTGCTACAACACTCCTCGCAATGAGGAAATCTTTCAAACAGCAAGCCCCTCTGTCGTATGCACGGGCTTGTTATCTAATTACCATAGGACACACTCAAATGCTATTAATACTAATTGGCTTAGTTGCCGGATACTTTCTACACGATCATATTTCAGTTTATGCACAATCAGCATGGGTTAAGATGCAAGAGATATTTGTTAAACTTCAATTTTGGAAATAAATTATGTGGTTCATGCCTCTTTTTAGTTTGCTCGGTAATCTAATTTCACCACTTACAACTTACCTGCAAAACAAGGGACAGTTACAGCAAGCGGCACATGAATTAGAGATGGCACAATTAAGTTCTGCTACTGAGCAAGCTAAAATTAGTGCTACAACGAACGTGGAAACATTGACTGCACAACTTGCAGCCACTGGCCCAGGTTTTAAAGATGCCACTTTTATTTTAGTAATGTTACCTGTAATTATCACTTGTATTTTCCCAGCTCATGGTAAAGCAATATTTGATAATATAAGCATGATCCCACAGTGGTATCAGGTTATGATTGTCTCAATAATATCAGCAATTTGGGGTATTAGAAACGTTATCACACCGTTTGTAAATGGTGGTGTAATGAAGAAGCTTATTGATAAGCAAGAATTTTTTAATGACTATCGTAAATTTAACGGCGGTAAACCACTGGATCAAGCCACTGTTGATTTACTAGATAAAGTATTAGACGACAATGATAACAAGGGGTAATCAATGGATTTTGGACAGTTCAAAGACCTCCTTGGGTATATCTTTGCGGCGCTGCTGGCTACAGGCGGTTTTATTATGAAAAAACATATGAATAAAGTTGACGATTTAGATAGAGAAATACGAGAAACTAAAACTGATGTAATGATTCTCAAATCAAAGCTTGACGACATGAAAGATGACATCAAAGAGATCAAAACAGGTGTCGCAAAACTCATAGAAAAAAGGTAAATCATGGTTGCACGTAAAGACGGAAAAGTTCGCAAGGATTGCAAGTGTAAGCCAAAGTATATCAAACAGCTTTTAAACGGTCTACGCAGAGATGGCTTAAGCATTGAAGAGGTTTGTCAATTGTGGGGCATCTTGCCTCGGGCATATTATAGATGGGTAGAATTATACCCTGAATTCACGGAAGCCCACGAAGCGGGTGCCAGGGACAATATGATTTGGTGGCAAAAGCTTGGGAGGCGCGGTATTGCGGGTGAGTTCAAACTTAATGCAGCGGCTTACAATTTCACAATGTCAAACTTGCACGGTTGGAATAATAAAGTCGTAACAGAAACAACTGCACAAGATGAAATAAGAACAATAAATATTAATGTGTTACCAAGTAGAGAACAAAACGCATTAGCACATCAGCCGGGGATTATAGATGTCGAAGCAACCAGCAAAGACTAACCCCGGCAAAGCTCTTGACGTTTCATTCACAAAAAGTCAAATAGATTTCTTACAATTACAAGGAATGAACCCAGCTTATATCGGTGGGATGGGGTCAGGTAAATCTTATATTATGGGCTTTAAAGGTGTGATGGAAGCTCATCATAGCTCAGACGCAATTATCGGATTTTATGAGCCCGTGAATAGTCTACTTAAAACTGTAGCTATGCCAAATGTAGAGAGTTGGTTATCTGAGATGGGTATTGCTTACACAAGAAACATGCAAGACCACGCCATATATACATCAAAAAACGGTATTGGTGATTTCTTATTTAGAAGTATGGATAACCCAGAGACACTTGTTGGTTATGAGCATTACAAATGCCATCTTGATGAGTTAGACACACTTACAGTTGAATCCGCCGAGTACATATGGACTAAAGTCCTTGGGCGTAATCGACAGAGACCGAACGGGGTTCCAGAATCTGAAATGATATGGAATCCGAGACAAAACAGATTTGAACACAAGAATACAATGAGTGCATACAGTACGCCGGAGGGATACAAATTTATGTATCAACGCTGGGTAGTTAATGCTAATAAAGATTATGAAAGAGTTCATGCAAAGACAACGGATAATCCATATTTAACCGACTCCTACATTGACAATATGATTTCCAGCATGCCGCCCGAACGTGTGGCTGCATATGTAAATGGAGAGTTTGCTAACTTCTCCGCTGGTACAGTATACCACAGCTATGATAGAGACACTCATGAATCTGATGAGCGAATCCTACCGTTCGAACCTCTCTTCATCGGCTGTGACTTTAACGTCACAAAACAAGCCGCTACAGTCTACGTAAAAAGAGAAGGAGGGCATGTGTGGCATGCTGTTGAGTGCTTAAGTGATATGTATGACACACCTCAAATGATAGAAATTATCAACGAGCGTTATAAAGACAAAGGTCACGCAATTACAGTTTACCCAGATGCTTCTGGTGCAGCTCGTAAATCTGCTAATGCAAGCTCAACAGATATTGATCAACTTAGAGCAGCCGGATACACGATTAAATCTCATCATAAAAACCCCGATGTGAGAGATAGAATTGCAGCAATGAACAAAGCATTAGTTGACGGTCGAGTAAGAGTAAATAGTAAAGCAGCTAAAGCAGTTGCTGATTGCTTATGTCAGCAAGCTTATGATTCAAATGGAAAGCCTGATAAAAAATCAGGTAAAGACCATCAAAATGACGCAACAACATACCCCATTGCTTACGAGATGTCAATACGCAAGCCAATGTGGAAATTAGATTTTAAATTTGCTTAGAAGAGAATTACATGCCGGTAAATACACCTCACCCCGTTTATAGCAAGCAAGCCAAGAAATGGAATCTTGTTAGACATGTTATTGATAATGATTTAGCTGATTCGAAGCTCATGCCGGACGTTGATCCGAATGATGCAGCTAGATCATTAAAGTACAAAAATGGTGGTGTGCTTACCAATTTCACTAAGTTGACATTGAATGGGTTGATCGGTTTAGTGTTTCGCAAAGAGTCTACAGTTGAATTACCAGACGCTCTTGAATATCTCGAAGATGACGCGACGGGTGATAATGTTTCTTTAGAGATGCTACTACAGCAAGTTATGATGGAAATATTAAAGACAGGTCGTTGTGGTTTGATGGCAGAATTACCCCAATCAGATCCCGACGGGGATGATGTTGGCCAAGAAAAGTTATCATATGTGAAAATGTATACCTCGGAATCAATCATAAACTGGCGCTATAAACCTGCAGGTAACAGTCGTATATTATCATTAGTTGTATTACAAGAAATGATTGATGTTATTATTGACCCAAATGATATTTTCACAGTTATTCAGCGCCCACAATATCGCGTTTTGAGATTAGATGAGAATGGTTATTACATCCAAGAAGTTTACAACTACGAATTATTAAAAGAAAGTATAGTGATGCCGGAGGATTATAATGGCAAACCATTTACTGAAATACCCTTCGTGTTCATAGGCTCAGAATCAAATGACGCAAACTGTGATCCTATCCTATTGTACGATTTAGCAATACTTAATTTTGCTCACTTTAGAAACTCATGTGACTTCGAAGAGTCTGTATTTGTGTGCGGGCAACCTTGCTTGTTCTTAACTACAGATATTGATGAGGCTGAATTTAAATTAGCAAATCCAAACGGTATTCGATATGGCTCACGAACAGCTCATAACATTGGCCCTAACTCACAACCTTGGCTATTACAAGCATCACCCAATCAACTTGCAGATGCAGCGATGGCTAGGAAAGAAGAGATGGCTATAGCACTTGGTGCTAGATTCATTAGCAACTCAAGCGGAAGAGAAACAGCGGAAGCCGCACGTATTAGATATGGTGCACAGAATTCAAGCTTGCAGATAGTCACATACAACATAGCTGATGGTGTGAATGAATTACTTGAATATGTGGCTATGTTTATGATGGAAATTCCTGAGGAATCAATAGTTACTTTAAATGATGAATATTATGACGATACAGCAAACCCCCTTTTAATCGCACAGCAAATTATGTTATTAGATCGCGGTGTTATCGGAATGAAAGACATTAGAGACTCTTTAAGAGATGTTGGGGTTATTGCTGATAGTCGCACAGACGAAGAAGTGGACTCAGAGGTCAACGTGGCTGATCCAATGGTTGGTGTTAATCCAGTTGCAGGGGTAAAAGCAGATGGTCAGCCACCTAAACAGTGAGTTCGCACGACATAATATTATGGTTCAAAGATTAGCTGGAAATCAAGAAGATTTAATAAAAGAATTTATACAAGAAACAAAAGCACGTGCAATGGATTGGTTCAATAGTA